GCTACTGGTGCGGTTGACTCAGCTGGAATTGCGGGTTCAGTTAATGGAGAAGCTACGGCTGCTGGCATTAGTATGTCTCTTGGGGCTATTATTAAACGTCATAAGCGGACACTGATTAACTTCCAGCAGTCCTTCCTAATTCCCTTTGTCAAGAAAGCAGCCTACAGGTACATGCAGTTTGACCCAGAGAACTACCCTGTTTCGGACTACAAGTTCAACGCAAGCAGCACTCTAGGCATTATTGCTAGGGAGTACGAAGTAACTCAGCTTGTACAACTACTACAGACTATGGAAAAAGACTCACCTCTGTACAACACTTTGGTGCAGTCTATTATTGACAATATGAACTTGTCTAACCGTGAAGAACTTATTGCAGCAATGCAGCAAGCAATGCAGCCTAACCCAGAAGCACAGCAGATGGCACAGGCGGCACAACAGGCACAGCTACAGTTCCAGCAGTCACAAACAGCAGCTTTAGGTGCACAGGCTCAAGAGTCTGCCGCTAGAGCTACTAAGTTGGCCGCTGAAGCACAGGCTGTACCTATGGAACTAGAGATTGACCGTATTAATGCAGTCACTAGAAACCTCCGTGAAGGAGACCAAGAAGACAAAGAGTTTGAACGCCGTATGCGCGTTGCAGACACTCTTCTAAAAGAAAGACAAGTAAAAGGTAAAGAAAATGTTGACGGACAAAGAACTCCAAGCTCTCCTGAACCAAGTAGACAAGTTTCTCCAGCCCCGATGGCAGGAGTTAGCAGACTTGAAACACCAACTAGAGGAAATCAGTAATGCCAAGGGAGAAGGACCCAAGACTAGCAAGAGCAGGAGTAAGCGGGTTCAATCAACCGAAGAGGACTCCTAACCACCCTACTAAGTCGCACGTAGTAGTTGCCAAAGAAGGTGACCAAGTTAAGACTATTAGGTTTGGACAACAGGGGGTCAGCGGTGCGGGTAAAGCCCCTAAGTCTGAGAAAGATAAAGCCAGACGCAAGTCATTTAAAGCTCGTCATGCAAAAAATATTGCAAAAGGTAAAATGTCAGCAGCGTACTGGGCAAACAAGGAGAAGTGGTAGTGGCAGGTCTATATGAGAATATCCACGCAAAACGTAAGCGTATCGCAGCAGGTAGCAAGGAGAAGATGCGTAAACCGGGTGCCAAAGGTGCACCAACCGCTAAAGCTTTCAAACAAGCAGCCAAAACAACCAAAAAGAGGAAGAAGTGATGCCTAAAGTTGGAGGAGTAAAGTACCCTTACACAAAAGAAGGGAAAGCAGCAGCTAAGAAAGCAGCTAAAAAGAAGAAGAAGCCTATGAAAAAAGGCTACTAAATAACTACTTGACTTTTTACTAAAAATATGCTATACTATAACTGTAGTATAACAACAAAGGAAACTTATGAAGCCTGAGCTTGAAACTTACTTCAACAACTACAACGAACTCTTCAATTCCGAAGGTTTCAAACAACTCGTTCAAGAGCTTTCTAATAATGCAGTAACTTTAGCTGACATTCAGACAGTTAAAGATACTGAAGACTTTCTTTTTCGTAAAGGCCAAGTTGCAGCTTTAGCCTCCGTAATTAACTTACAGGCAACTATTGAAGCAGCTAGAGAACAGGCTGAAGTAGAAGAAGAAGTAGATGATTAAAGTATACGACTTTCGTTGTGACAACGGACACGTATATGAAGAGTTTGTAGCCTCTAGTACCTCAATCAGTAGGTGCGAGTGTGGTGCTAGTGCTACAAAGATGCTGTCTGCCCCGGCTTTTATACTTGATGGACACACTGGGGACTTCCCCGGTAGGCACATGAAGTGGGTAAAAGAACACGAACAAGCAGGTAGAAAACCCCAGTCTCCATAATGACTAAGTTCACGGAGTTTAATTATGTCAAAAGCGACGATGGTTGACATGCAACCTGAAGAGGCAAATGCAGAAGAAACCATAGAAAACGAAGAACAAGAGATTCAACAACAACAAGAAGTTGAGCAACCTCAAGAAGAACCTACAATACCAGAGAAGTACCAAAATAAGTCCTTAGAGGACGTGGTACACATGCACCAAGAAGCTGAGAAGCTTTTGGGTCGTCAGTCCTCTGAAGTAGGAGAACTTCGTAAGGTAGTAGACGACTACATTTCTAGTCAGACACCACCAACAGCACCTCAACAGTACGTTGAGCCTGAAGACGATATAGATTATTTTACGGACCCTCAAGCAGCCGTTAATCGTGCTATTGAGAACCATCCTAAGATTAGAGAAGCACAAGAGTACTCTACTCAGTACAAGAAACAGTCATCTCTGGCAACGCTTAATAACAAGCACCCAGACATGCAGGACATCTTGAAGGACGATAAGTTCGCTGAGTGGATTAAAGCTTCAAAGATTAGGACTCAGTTGTTTGTACAAGCTGACCAACAGTTTGATGCGGAAGCTGCTGACGAATTGTTTTCACTCTGGAAAGAGCGTAAGACAGTAGCACAGCAGACAGTGCAAGTTGAAAAACAGGCACGTAAGCAGCAGATCAAGGCAGCCAACACAGGCAATGCACGTGGCAGTGCTGAAGGTAGTCGTAAGAAAGTGTATCGTAGGGCCGACATTATTAAACTAATGAGAACAGACCCAGAGCGTTACCAAGCTTTATCTGAGGAGATTTTAAGAGCTTATAGCGAGGGTCGAGTCAAATAATCTAAAGGAGATTAAGACTAATGGCTACTGCTACATATCCCGGAGCAGGGGGTAATACTGCAAAGACGGAAGCGGCTACGTTTATTCCAGAAATCTGGAGTGACGAGATTATCGCTGCTTATCAAAAGAACCTGAAGATGGCACCTCTTGTCAAAAAGCTCGCTATGAGTGGCAAGAAAGGTGACAAGCTTCACATCCCCAAGCCTGTACGTGGCGATGCCAATGCTAAAGCTGCTGACACTGCAGTTACTATCATTGCAAACACTGAAGGCGAACTGACTGTTGACATCGACCGTCACTTTGAGTACTCAAGACTCATCGAAGACATCGTTGAAGTACAGGCTCTCAATAGCCTTCGACAGTTCTACACTGAAGACGCTGGTTACGCTTTGGCTACTAAGATCGACACTGACCTCCACTCTTGTGGTACTGGTTTTGGCGACGGTGGTTCTATTGTGTTCTCTGGTTCAGTAGCTCCTACTGACTACCAGCACACTGGTTGTTTCTTCAATGACGCTGGAACTACGACTCAGTACACTGACGACACGATGGTTGCTGCTGACGTATTTACTGATGCCTTCTTCCGTAACATGATTCAGAAGTTAGACGACAATAACGTACCTATGGAAAGTAGAGTACTTATTATCCCACCTTCTGTTCGTAATACGATTATGGGTATTGACCGTTACGTGTCTTCTGACTTTGTTTCAGGCAGCACTGTAAACTCAGGTCTTATCGGTAACTTGTACGGCGTTGACGTATACGTGTCTGCTAACTGTGCAACTATCGAAGCTGCAGGTGATAACACTGCATCTTCCATTGACACTCGTGCAGCACTCTTGTTCCACAAGGACGCTATCGTTCTTGCAGAGCAGCAGTCAGTACGTTCACAAACCCAGTACAAGCAGGAATACTTGTCAACTCTGTACACGGCTGATTGCCTGTTCGGTGTTCAGGTGTACCGTCCTGAAGCTGGTTTCGTTCTCGCAGTTGCTGAGTAACGATTGTCTAAAGATAACGGGGGTCTCTAGTAGGCCCCCTGATTCTTTCTTTGTTTTACCTTTGTTTTCTTTAGTTGGAGCAGTCTATGGGTATCTTTAGAGGTACTGGAGGTACTGGTGACGCAACTACGGACGCTGTAGCGTCTCAAGTTGGTACCGATGCTGCAACTGCTTCAACTAAAGCAAACGAGGCTGCTAATTCAGCCACAGACGCTGCTAACTCAGCTACTGCTGCGGCAGCTAGTGCGTCTTCTATAGAAGGAGACGTAGCAGTAACAGCAGCCAATGCTACGGCATCATCAGCTAGTGCAACAGCAGCAGCAGCCAGCGCCACTGCAGCAGCAGCTAGTGAAACTGCTTCTGGTACAAGTGAGACTAACGCAGCTACTAGCGCGACTAATGCTGCAACCTCTGCTACCAATGCAGGTACGTCAGAGACTAACGCAGCAACTAGTGCTACTACAGCTACAACTAAAGCAACAGCAGCAGCAACTAGTGCAACTGCAGCAGCTACCAGCGAGACTAATGCTGGAACAAGTGCTACAAACGCAGCCACTAGTGCAACTAATGCTGGAACCAGTGAAACTAATGCTGGTACGAGTGCAACTACAGCAAGCACTAAGGCAACAGAAGCAGCCACTAGTGCTACCGCAGCAGCAACGAGTGCAACTAATGCAGGTACATCAGAAACCAACGCAGCCTCCAGTGCCACAGGTGCAGCCACCAGCGCGACTACAGCTACGACTAAAGCGTCGGAAGCAGCAACTAGCGCAACCGGAGCTGCCTCCAGTGCAACCACAGCAACAACCAAAGCTGGAGAAGCAAGCACTTCCGCAACTAATGCGGCAACTTCTGAAACAAATGCTGGTAATTCTGCTACAGCCGCTGCAACGTCTGCAACAAACGCTGGCACATCAGAGACCAACGCTGCAACCTCAGCTACCAACTCATCTAACAGTGCAACAGCGGCAGCTTCTAGCGCAACAGCAGCAGCAAGCAGCGCATCGTCAGCAGCAGCAACTTTAGCAGCTTCCGCGCTAAAAGCTAACAATTTATCTGACTTAGCTGATGCTTCGACTGCTAGAACTAACTTAGGTTTAGGAACAGCCGCTACAACAGCAGCCTCTGCTTATGCTACGTCAACACAGGGCGGTTTGGCAGACTCAGCACTACAATCAGACTCAACTCTAAACGCAGACAATATGACAACAGGTACGCTCTCAGGCGGCACTTACTAAAGAGGAAATTAAACAATGGCTACAACAATTGTAACTAAAAAAGGCTCAGGCGCACCCGCAGCTTCTGATTTAGTAGAGGGCGAACTGGCAGTAGACACAACTAACGGACGTTTGTACACAGAGAACAGCAGTGCAGCCGTTGTTGAACTGGGTTCTAACCCAAGCGGGAACATAACCTTTGGGGACAACGGGAAGGCCATCTTCGGTGCTGGCTCTGACCTACAGATTTATCATGATGGGTCTAATAGCTACATTGATGACGCTGGCACTGGAAATTTACGAGTTAGGGCAAACAGTTTTGAGGTAACAAATGCTGACTATACTCAGTCTTATATACAAGCTGTTAACACAGGAAGCGTATCACTTTTTCACAACGGCTCAACTAAACTAGCCACCACCGCCACAGGCGCAGACATCACGGGTACGGTCACGGCTGATGGGCTTACTGTTGAAACATCTACTGACCCTGCGTCAATTACGCTAAGACATACGGGCAATACGTCTGGCTTAATTATTAAAAACTTCAATGGCGGCGAATCTCAACTCGTCAATGTCGACAACGGCCCAATGGTTTTTAAGACTAACGACACAGAACGCCTCCGCATCGCCGCAGACGGCTCTCTATCCACCCTAACGCTAGGCACGTCTAACGTCCGTTTTGGTGTCAACGCAGGTAACAGCATTACAAGCGGTGGTAATTATAATACTGTCGTAGGCGATGAAGCGGGTACGGCTTTGACTACTGGGGATAGAAATGTCGCAATAGGTTACAACGCTTTAGCTACTGAAGATACTGCCACGCACAATACAGCAGTTGGAACATTTACACTTGCTACACAGAACGCAGGTAATGTTGCCTCATATAATACAGGAGTTGGACATAGTGCAGGATATGCAATAACCACAGGCACAGCTAACACCCTCATCGGGGGTCTTGCTGGTGATGCCCAAACAACTGCCGCTAATAGCACCGCAGTAGGCTACTCAGCTTTAGGAGCAAACACTACAGGTTCTAACAACACCGCTATCGGTAAAGAAGCACTTGATGCAAATACAACAGGCTCTGAGAACGTGGGCGTGGGTGTTGGAGCATTAGGGTCAAACACAACAGCGGCTAATAACGTGGCGGTGGGTGTAAATGCTTTATTAGCAAACACCACAGGCAATCAGAATGTGGCCGTGGGTGCAAATGCAGGTCTATCAGTAACTACAGGCATCCAAAACACCTTAATCGGTTACCTAGCAGGTGATGCACTTACTGATGCTGATTACAATACTGCCCTTGGAACGGCAGCATTGACTAGCGATACTTTAGGCAGTCGCGCTGTAGCTCTTGGAAGAAATACTTTAAGCTCCCAGAATTTCACTTCAGCTACAGATAATTACAACGTAGCAGTTGGGTTTAGCGCAGGAGCCCAAGTAACCACAGGCCTCCAAAATACTCTTGTTGGTGGTCTAGCAGGAGATGCGATTACTACAGGTTCTAATAACACAACATTAGGCTATGCAGCTTTAAGTGAAAACACCACCGCATCTAACAACACGGCAGTCGGTCATAAGGCTTTAGTCTCAAACACCACAGGTGCTGATAACAATGCTTTTGGTTCAGGTTCTTTAGATGCAAATACTACTGGTTCAGATAATAACGCTTTTGGTAAAAATGCTTTAGGAGTAAATACGACAGGTGCTGCTAACACAGCAATGGGTCATGCTGCTTTAGATGCTAATACAACTGGTGCTAATAATACTGCCATAGGTAGAGCGGCATTATCAGGGAACACAACAGCCTCTAACAACACAGCCGTTGGTTATAACTCTTTACTCGCAAACACCACAGGTGTTCAAAATGTTGCAGTAGGTTCTAGTGCTTTAGACGCTAATACTACAGCCGTTAACAACGTAGCAATTGGAACGGGTGCTGCGGGTGCAACAACAACAGGCGGGTCTAACATAGCCATTGGCACTAGCGCCTTAGCTTCAAATACCACGGGCAACACTAACGTAGCAATAGGGCAAGACTGTCTTTACTATAACACTACGGCTGTTCTTAATGTCGCAGTCGGACATAACGCCATGGTGGCAAACACAACTGGAGGTTACAACACCGCTGTTGGTGGTTTTGCCGCAGATGCAAATACTACGGGAGTCAGTAATGCCGCAGTGGGTTATGGTGCGCTTACAACAAATACCATTGGTTCTAATAATACTGCCATGGGAGAATTTTCTTTAGCGGCTAGTACCACCGCATCTAACAACACCGCAGTTGGTAAAAGTGCTTTAGCTAATAGCACAACAGCTACTGCAAACGTAGCAGTTGGGTATACCGCAGGAGCCGCAGTCACCACAGGACCGAACAATGTTTTTGTAGGCTATCTTGCAGGAAATTATGTTACCCCTAACACCACAGGTAGTGAAAACACTATGTTGGGTTCTTATACTTATGCTGCCGCTACCTCAACACAGGTAATTGCTATTGGACACGGTGTGCAAGGTACAACAGGGTATACCACTATAGGTTATGGTACTGCCGACATCAGAGCGCAACATGGTGTAGCAACATGGGCAACAGTATCTGACGAACGATACAAGAAAGACATTGTAGATTCTGAAGCTGGCTTGTCGTTAATTAACGCACTGCGACCCAGAACTTTTAACTACAAAAACAAAGGCGAATTGCCTGAATCTTTCAGCGCCTACGAAGAAGGTTCAACCGAAGTATTCAAAAGCTCGCAGACTCAACACGGCTTTATCGCCCAAGAAGTTAAAGCAGCTATTGATGCAGATAACAGCATTAAAGATGGCTTTAAACTTTGGGACGAAAGAGAAGACGGCTCTCAAGAAGTAGCGGAAGCAGCCCTGATTCCTGTACTTGTCAAAGCCATACAAGAACAAAACGCACTAATCACATCACTAACTGCCCGTATCGCGGCACTAGAATCTTAATAGGAGATAAACAATGGAAGACCGTACCGCAGAACAACTAGCACAAGATTACTCAGCAATGGGTGACAGTGTAGACCTGATCAACGCCATCATCGCTGGTGACTCTATGGCTGATGAAGAAGCAGAAGACCGTCAAGACTGCGTTGATCGCAACACTCAGCACCTAGAGCTTATGGTTGCTAAAGAAGATTGGGGCAGCGAAGACATGACCGCTGCTAATGCTGCTATCAGCGCAGGTAATGGCTATACNGCGNCTTAATAGGAGATATAAATGGACTTGATGGGCATAGTCTCCGTTGTAACAACCATAGTCACTGTCGCAAGTATTATCGCAGCAGTAACTCCTACTCCTAAAGACGACGAGTGGTTAGCAAAGCTGTACAAGTTTGTAGATCTACTGGCTGTCAACATTGGTAAGGCAAAACAATAATGCAAGAAGAAGCAAAAGCCGCCGTAGACGTAATTGCAGTAACAACTACAGTGTCAACCCTGATGGGCTGGCTTCCTGCTGTGGCTGCTGCTTTGAGCATTGTATGGACTGTCATTAGGATACTTGAGACTGACACTGTAAAAGGCTGGTTCAATGCCGGAGATTAGTGACGAGACTAAAGTTACTGTACCGCTGCGTAACCTTATAGGCTTAGGAGCTTCCTTAGTTGTAGCTACCGCAGCCTACGTGACGTTAAACAGCCGTATTACTACATTAGAACACGGTCAGTCAATACAGGACATGACCATAAAGGAAAACGCAGCTTTTGTACGTGAGTGGCCTTTAGGCCTCAGAGGTGCACTACCTGACGACTTAATCCAGAACGCTAAGATTATGGCTTTGGAAGAACAGAAAGAAGAAGTCAGAGAGCTAAGAACAAAAATAAACGACTTGGAAATTGAGACAGGCCAGTGTTCAGATGGAGTACGTTGATTTAATTAGTTCCATATGGCCCATCTTTGTAGGCTTCATTATCCTTGTCCTTACAATAGGTAAACTCATGTCCCGTATGGACGTAGTGGAAGATAAGATTAAAACATTGTTTGACTTGTGGAACAAACGTGATGATTGATAAGCTCATAGGGCCTGTGACGGGTCTCTTAGACAAGTTTATACCTGATGCTGACACTAAGGCTAAGTTAGCCCATGAAGTCGCTACAATGGCTCAGAATCACGCTCAGGAGCTTGCGAAGGGACAGCTTGAGGTCAACAAAGTAGAAGCAGCACATAAGTCGCTGTTTGTGGCAGGTTGGAGACCAGCAGTAGGCTGGGTATGTGTCTTAGGTATGTTTGGAAACTTTATTACTATCCCATTTAGCAACTTTGTTTTGGCTCTGCTTGAGTTAAACATAGTGATACCTCTGGTGCCTTTGGAGACAATGATGCCCGTGTTGATGGGAATGTTAGGCTTAGGTGCAATGAGAACTTACGAGAAGAAATCTGGGGTGTCTAAGTAATGAGTTTATTTGGACTAAACATTCCTAATTTAAGTATTGACTTGTCTGACTTAACTACTGGTCTTCCGACTACTACTACAAATGTTACTTCCGTAAGTCCTTACGAAAGCGGTGCAGCAGCCAGTTCTTTTTATAGTGGTTTTCCAGACACTACAGAAGAAAGACAACCTTTAGATTGGTGGGACGTAGAAGACCCTGCGGCTTACTTTGGTGTGAAAGGTGAACGTACTGAAGAACAACAAGCAAGGGCAAGACAGTTTAGGGAAGAGTGGGGCAATGTTAGAGGTGGAGCCGTACTTAATGGTTTAATTGACGGTACGTACACAGCAGACCAAGTAAATCAATACTGGGGCGCTGAAAACTTTAGCTCACAAATTAAAGCTTCGGACTACTCTACGGGCGAGTTCAGTGGAAACCCTGATGACTTTGGGGCTTACTTACAGGCTGAGTGGGACGCTGTTTCAGGCTTTTTAGAAGGCACAGCAGGAGGCCCCGGAGGTGAGCTAGGGTCTTTAACTACAGCTCCTACTCAAGGTTTAGGAGGTTCTCAGGGTCAAGAAAGAGGAGTAAGAGTTACTACTGATGTTCTTGCTCAACAAAACTATGTAAATTCTATTAGGGCTGCTGCTTCCGATGCTGGCGTTCCTACTAATGTTATATCTCCTGATGGGGCTCACTACGAGCTTAACTTCGGTCAGTTTGATGACGTAGGTTTGGGTGAGTACAAACAGACTAAAGAGCCTTACGGTACTTTAGACATTGCTGCTCAAATTTTTGGGGAAGTTATAAAAGCTGTTTTAACCACGGCAGTTACTGGGGAAGTAATAGGAGCTTTGTCAGATTTAGCAGGTATATCAGGAGCAGCAACTTCTTCTTCAGGGGTAATGACTTTTAGTGATGCAGCGGCTACTGGAGAAATTCTTGTAGACAACCAAGAAATTATTACTACTCTTTTAGATGTCGTTACAAGCCCTAATGTTATTAATACTATAAACTCTGAAATAGACAGTTTACCGGAAGCCACTGTCCCTGAAAATGTTGTAATACCTGAAGACGAACTGGACGCTGCTGCGGCTGCATTAGAAGCTGAAAGAGACGCTAGAGAAGAAGAAGAAAGACGTTTAGCAGAACAAGAGGCTGCTAGAGTTGCAGCCGAAGAAGAAGCTGCTCGACTAGCTGCTGAGGAAGCCGAAAGACAAAGGATTGCTGCAGAGGAAGCTGAGGCTGCCCGTATAGCCGCAGAGGAAGCAGAGGCTGCTAGGGTTGCAGCCGAAGAAGAAGCTAAAAGACAGAGGATTGCTGCTGAAGAAGCAGAAGCAGCCAGAGTTGCAGCCGAAGAAGAAGCGGAAAGACAAAGGATTGCTGAAGAAGAAGAAGCAGAAAGACAGAGGATTGCTGCAGAGGAAGCAGAGGCTGCTAGAGTTGCTGCTAAAGAAGAAGCTGAAAGACAAAGATTAGCAGAAGTTGAAGCCGCCAGAGTCGCTGCTGCTGAAGCAGAGGCTGCGCGTATAGCAGAAGAAAAAGCTGCTGCTGAAGAAGCTGCTAGAGTTGCTGCAGAACAAGCTGAGGCTGCTAGAGTTGCTGCTGAAGAAGCCGAAGCAGCTAGAGTTGCAGCAGAGGAAGAGGCTGCACGTGTAGCTGAACAAAAACGACTGGCTGAAGAAGAAGAAGCCAGAAGACAGGCAGAAGCTGAAGCTACTAGGGTTGCAGCAGAGGAAGAAGCAGCACGTATAGCCGCTGAACAAGCAGCAGAACAGGCCGCTGCAGAGGAAGCAGCCAAAGCAGCAGCAGAAGCCAAAGCAGCAGCAGAAGCTAAGGCAGCGGCAGAAGCTAAGGCAGCTGAAGAAGCCAGAGTCGCAGAAGCCGCTAGAGCAGCAGAAGAAGCTAGAGCAGCAGAAGAAGCTGCAAAAGAATTAGAAGAAGGTGACGACGACTTACTCGTTGGAGACGACTTTGACGATGACGGTGTTGAAGAAGAAGAAAGCGGAGTTTTCTTAGACCCGACTCAAGAAGCTGACTTTAACGGAGGTAAAGACGTAGTTTTAGACGACGGTACAGTCATAAACAACGAAACTCACGAGCAATTTGGTACTCCGGGGTACGCTGGCGGTATCTTTGTACAGCCCACGGAAGTAGTTACAGAAGAAGAAGAAGGCGGTGCAGGAGCTGGGGCTGGTGCAGGAGCTGGGGGTGGTGGACCTGTGACAGACACTAGTGCTGACACAGTGACAACTGACGGAGACGGAGACAGAGTAATTACAGCAGACCCCGGTGCTGTTGACCCTTCAGAACAAGAAGGTGTATCAGAAGATGTTTCTGAAATAACTGAAGTAGTAAAAGAAGCCATTGAAGAAGAAACAGACCCAGATACTAAAGAAGATTTAGAAGAGTATTTAGAAGCTCTTGAAGAACTTGATAGTACAGAAGAAGTAGACGAAGTTGTTGAAGTAGTAGAAGAAACTTTTGAAGAAGGAACTACACCTGAAACTACTGAAACAGAAACATTAGGAGAAGGTGAAGGTGACGACGACATATATCTGGACTTGACCCCTGACTTATCTAAAGATGACGATGAGCAGCCTACTCCTGTAGACATTGACGGAGATGGAGAACTTGACACCATAGACCCAGATGTCCCTGATGACGTCGTAGCAGGTGGAGAAGTAGGCGGTGGTACTGATACTGGTGGAGGAACCGGAGAAGGAGTCGGAGAAGGAACTGGGGAAGGAGACGGTGAAGGCACTGGAGACGGAGAAGGGACTGGTGAAGGTACTGGCACAGGAGAAGGAACCGGAGAAGGCGAGGGCGTTGGAGAAGGCATAGGCGAAGGCGAAGGCACCGGAGAAGGTGACGGTACAGGTGAAGGGGTAGGTGAAGGCGATGGAACTGGGGAAGGAGGCGGTGAAGGAGAGGGCACTGGAGACGGTACTGGAACAGGCACTACTAAACCTTCAGGAGGCTTTAGACCACAAAGAGGTCTTGGTGGTGGATACATGGGCGGCTTAAGTTATGAGTTGCCGCAGTTTGTAGGAGTACAGTACCAGCCTAAAGACTACACTGTTGAGCTAGACCGTATTATTAATGAAAGTTTGTTTAAAGGAATGATCTAATGACTTACAAAGATCTAGTCAACAATGTACTTAGGAGGCTGAGGGAAACAGAAGTTTCCTCTGTGCAAACTAACTCCTACAGTAAACTTATAGGTGACCTTGTTAATGACGCTAAAGACCTTGTGGAAAACTCGTGGGACTGGTCTGCACTTAGGACTACACTTACAATCACTACTACTTCTGGAGTCTTTAACTACTCCTTAACTGGCAGCCAGAACAACATCAAGGAACTAAACGTGTTAAATGACACGTCTAACTTCGTGATGAACTACCAGACTAACAACTGGTTTGACTCACAGTTCCTATTGTCAGCACCGGAAACAGGGTCACCAATGTACTACACGTACAACGGTGTTGACTCTGACGGTGACACTTTGATCGACGTTTATCCAAAGCCTGACGGAGTTTACTCCTTACGTTTTAACTGTGCGTTACGTAATCCTGACTTGAGTGCAGACACTGACAAGCTGAAGATACCTGCGATGCCAGTAATGCACCTTGCTGTAGCCTTTGCTGCACGTGAGCGTGGAGAAACCGGAGGTACTTCTACTCAGGAATACTTCTCTATGGCTAACAAGTACTTGTCAGATGCTATTGCAATGGACGCCGCTAGACACCCTGAAGAAACTATCTTCTACACGCCTTAAGGTATTTATATGGCACAAGAACTCAAAAGTATTAATCTTGTAGCTCCGGGCTTCAAGGGCATTAACACTGAAGACTCACCGTTATCTCAGGACCCTTCCTTTGCTGAAATTGCTGACAATGCAGTGATTGACAAAAGAGGGCGTATAGCGGCACGTAAGGGCCTTAACGTCACCACTACTAACAAGACGCAGTTAGGTAGTGACTCCCTAAGTGCTATAAAAGAGTTCAGAGACGCTAACGGCAACACTAAGATCTTCTCTGTGGGCAACAACAAGATACTCAGTGGTACAACCACGCTGGCTGATGAGACTCCGGGTAGTTACACGATCAACGCTGACGACTGGAAGATGGTCAACTTTAACGACAGCATCTACTTTTTTCAGCGTGGTTTTCAGCCTCTGATATACAACGTAACTGCTTCAGGGACACCCGGAGGCGCTAATAGTAACGTAGTAACACTAAGCTCTGTCAATAGTGCAGCAGGTGTTGCTTCAACGATGTACGGCAATGAAGTCCTAGCAGCTTACGGCAGACTCTGGACTGCAGACTTTGCTACAGACAAGTCAACTGTTTATTGGTCTGATCTTTTGATAGGTCATGACTGGTCAGGTGGAACCTCTGGCTCCATCGACATAGCTAAAGTATGGCCTGATGGTTATGACGAAATTGTTGCACTAGCAGCACATAACAATCTTTTGATTATTTTTGGTAAAAGAAGTATCGTAGTTTACTCAGGTGCTGATTCTCCTGCTACTATGGCTTTGTCCGACACTATTTCAGGTGTTGGCTGCGTAGG